TCTTCGAACGTGGCACTCAACCGCTTCATCTGATTGGCAAAGCTGCCACTGGTACGCAGTGCGTCCCCTTGTGCCGCCGTCGTCCCTGCCATGATGATATTCAGACGTGCCTGCACTTTAGCCTGATTGTCAGCCAGTGCCGGATCGATGCCCATGTTTAGCAGCTCCTGCTTCACCGCCGCTTCCGACACAATCACGCCGTATTTTTTCATCACCTCTCCGCTGCCAGTTAACGCCGCCTGTAAGTCTCGCATGGCGTCTGCATCGGCCATGTTGTTGAACGATGCCAGATCGACGGCCAGTCCTGTCAACTGCTTTGAGAGTGCCTGCGCTGCTCCCGGCTCGAACCCCAGTGGCACAAACAGGTCCTGTGACCCTGATAGAAACTCCGCAATCTGTTTTTTGGAGCGTCCCACTTCGGCAGCAAAGTTATCCGACCACTCTTTGACGTCTTTGGAAGCATCGCCAAACACCACGTCAAACTTGCCCATGATCTCCTGTAAATCGGACGCACTGCGAATGGCCGGGATGAACAGTGCTCCCATGCCTGCCGCGACACCAGCCAGCATTGCCCCGGATCGCGTTACCGCCGCACCGAACGCCGCCATTTTGCGTTGTGCTCGCTTCAGGCCTTTTAGCAGTTCGGTATCGTTTGTGAACAGCTCCACAAACGCCTTGCCTGCTCTGATGCCTTGTCCGCTTCCTGCCATGTTACTTCCCAAAGCCTCTGGCGAACTGTGCGATGGTCATTTTACTACGCTGTGGAGTGAGCACACGTTGCCGATACGGATTCAGCTTGGATGGATTGCGGATCATGTCTTTACGCGTCACCCCTTGCCGACTGTTCAGGATCGTGGCAACCAACATCGCCGTTTGATCCCACATAATGCGTTGCCGGGTCTCCACCATCCGCACCAGCTCCCGCAACGTGTACGGTCCCACGTCAATCCCTAAAATGGCAGCGGCATCGGCGATTACAGTCCATGCTGTTGAATAAGCTTGTCCAGTTCCCGGTCCATCTGCTCCGACTCCAGCAGTGCCGTCGCGTGCTGATTCAGCTTCTCGACGGCTTGTTTCGCTTTGTCCCATGCCGCCTGCATCACCTTCCGTTTTGACGCTTGGCGGCAAATAAAAACCAGCTCACCGATCAATGCTTCGAGTGCATTGTCCAGTGCGTCATTGACCAGTCGGCGGGCAAACCCCCGTTCGTCCAGTTTTCGCAAGCGTATCTGGTCGGTGCAGGCCAGCGACAGCACATCTACCAGCATGGCGTCGTCGCTGATCAATGATGCCATACTGTCCTTGTCCAGTGCCAGCAAATCCACTTTGGTGGCCGAACGAATCTCTCGACACAATGTCGTGTCGAGTGTAATTGCCCACTCTTCGCCAATCGCATCCGTAAACGTATGCATTACTGTCCCTGCTTAAATCGTGGTGCAATACCGACTCGCACATCAAACATCTGGAACGTGCCGTCATCGTTTTGCACACGCTGCCGTCGATATTCGTAGCCGTCTTCTCCGACCCACGGTTCACGCTTCCATGATTGATCGGCTTTTTCTTTGGCAATCAATTCCTTGACGGTCACGGGTGCCTTGCTGGTGGTCGGTTGTTTTGTTTCTTCAGTCATTGCTGTTCAGTCCTGTTAGACGGAGATGGTCACGAAATCGGCAGCGGTCGTGGCATTGGCCGCCGGACGAATGGTGATCGACACGGAGTTGCCTTCGTGTGCTCCATCATTGTCCCAACCCACAATAAACGCTTCAGCCTGAAAGCCTTTTTCGCCTGCCGTGGCCACGGGTCCAGTCATGGCGGCAATGCCAATTCTGGTGTTGTCCTCGAAGGCTGCTTTCAATGCGTCATAGTTGGTGTCGCCGTTTTTCTTGGTAATCGTGATTGTGAATTCACGGCTGGTGTGTGTCGGCACAACTCCAATTTCAGGCACGTTGCGTTCCGCAATCTCTGCAACGTTCTTTGTTGCCGATTCCTGCACGTCCTGCACGCCGGGAATCAATACCCACGTCGGCGAGGCAATATCGCCGTCGGCGTCGTAGTAAATTTCTTCGATGAAGCCAACTTCACCTGCTCCTGCTAATGCCATCTCACGCTCCTGTTAGCGAATTGCATCTTTCCACAAGTCCGGCATCAGTTCGTCGAGTTGACGGCTGAATACTGGTGTCATAAACGGTCTTGGCTCAACCGCAGTTGACCCATATTCCAGTGCTGGCAACGCTTCGCCAGCTTTCTTAAATCCTGTCAGTCGTGCCGGTCCCACCACCACGGATTGCTCAAACTTGTCGTAGCTGAAAAACAGAAAGTTTTTAAGCAACCCCGTGACCACCCGTGGCGGTTTGCCCGGTTCGCTCGGCCCTTTCTTGCGACGTCGCATCGACCTTTTCGCGTCACGCCGTGTGTAAGCTCCGAACTTGCTCAACACCTGCCGTTCAGCTTTGGACGTCGCGTCTTCCAGTTCCTTGGTATTGAAAAAAATGGCGTTCGGTGGTAGGCGAAATTGCACTCCTGCCATCGTTCACGCCCTCAAAAATCGGTAAGGAATGCGAAACAAACTCAGGAAGTCCCCGCTGTAATAGGTGTGCGTGTCGTCACGACTCACACTGGCCTGCATCGGGTCCCACATCACGTATTCGTCAACACGCTGCAACGGAATGAACTGCCCCACATTGGCAACCACAAACACCTGCTTCAGATACCGTTGCAACACGGTGTCAATCAGCAGTTGCAAGTCGTCCATTTCACTGCGAGTCTTGGCGTCCAGTCGCTTGGCAAACCCGAAGTCGATGGAATACGTTTCCTGCGATGAGCTCCGGTCGCGTTGTTCAATCTCGGCAATCGGCCACGGGGCAATCAGGCATTGCAAATCGCTCAACTGCTCTTTGCCAATCCAAAGCGGTTTCCACACACGCTCGGCTCGGAAGTACATCGACCAGTCACGTGCCGCGGCGTTGATGTCAGACACAATCGCGTCACCAAGTTCAACGATAGGCGACGCCATTAAGACACCTCTTCCACAAACACTCTCAACACCTGACTCGTTCCGTCACTGTATTCCCAACACTGCCCTTTGCCGTCCGGCGTGCGGGCTTCAAAACGTCGGGAACCAACCACAAACTCGTCAATTGGCAGTGGCGTGGTCACCCCGCTGCCGAAGTTGTAGGTGGACGCAATCACGTGCAACACGGTGACGTTACGAGAGATGAGCACGTCCCTGCTGTCTCTCGTACGCACCTCCTGCTGATCCATAATCACCGTCATGGTGACTGTGGCAGAATTCCGACTGGCCACGGCACTCACCGCGAAGTCATTCGTGTTGAAAAACACCGTCGCCAAATCGGATTCCAGCAGTGATTGCAGCGTCATCACACACCATCAGGTACTGGATGCAACCCGCTCACCGTCCACGTAAAACTTGACGTCAGACAGTCCAGCTTCGAAGTCGATCACCAGCGTTTTCAGCGTGGCGGCAAGGCTGGTGCCGGTTGCCACGTCGTTATTGTCATTGGTGCCGTCGTCCGTCTCGACGACCAACGCTGATGTGGACGCGGAACCTTCCATGCGGAACCAGGCATGGTTCGTCACACTGTCGTCAGTGTCGTTTTGTGCCGTCGCCAGGCCCATCACCAGCGTCGTGACGGCATCGATGCCGCCAACAAGTGCCTTGATGGTGACAGACTGGATCTTGTCGATCGGGAACACCAGCACGTCATTCTGGTACGCCGTGACAATCTCCGCTTCACTGGTGCTGGCCAGTGTGAGCTTCAACCCGTCTTTGGTCGTCAGGTAGGTCGGCGTTCCGGAAGAACTGGTGTCTTTAACGGTCCAACCATTGTGTCCCGGTGTCGTGCTCAATGCTTGTGCTCGATCGAAGCGGTCACACCACTCCTGCACACCTCGTAAAACAGTCATCTCAACTCCTTTTCAGGATTCAAAAGTGTGAAAGTGGTCCTTACGCTCCGGCGTGTTTCTGCACACCGCGATGGTCGAGAGCCTTGGCGGCAAACGTTTGTAGGATGATGTATTCCTGCGAAAGTTTCTTCTGATCGGTAATCATGCGAGTCCGTGGCGTTTCCTGACCTTGCAGGAATGTCACTTCCACGGTTTCCACGCGGGTCGGTTCCGCAAACAGATACCAGGCAGTTGCACTGTTGGCGTCCAGCAACGGTTCCACCACGGGAATCAGATCGTTGTTGACATTGACCACCCCGGCATGCGTGCCGTTCGGATCGGCAATCGATCGCACCACCTGCAAGGCAGTGGTTCGCAACGCCGAAGGAACGACGATGTAACGTGGCATCAGTCCCAGAATATCTGGTCCTTCGTTGCCTTCCGGCGTGTTGCTGCCCCGCATTTGCATCATCAGATTAGTCAGCGTTTGAATCGTTGTCGCTGACGGTGCCCCGGCTCCTGTGGTCAGGTTGGTCCGCTTGCGTGCTCCTGTGGCGGTTGCAAACAACGCCACCGAGTCCCGCATGGTCGGATTGCCGGTGATCTGTGCCCATGCCGACGCATTGACGGTTCGAGCTGCGGCATCACCGAGCTTGAAGGGACTGCGAGAAATGACGCTCATATCGTCATTGACCAGCAACTTATAGTTGAAGGTCAACGCCAACGAACGGCATTCCACGGCGTAGGTCTCTTCCTCGTCGGCCATGCTGGCTTGGTCGGGATCTTTGCTGTCATTCCAGATCGGCAGATTCGGCACAGCCCCGAGTTGCATGCGGTGGATCTTCTTAAAGTCCGCCACCGACTCACCTTGACGCATTGGACCCCGCCAAGTTGCCGGATATTCACCGTATCCCAGCATCATGGACTTGTTAATGGCGTCACGCGTGATGTTCGGGAAGCTGCCCGTGGTGTGGTAGCCTGCTTCCATGCGGATGCCGACTTGCTCACCAAATCCCAGTGCAGCCATTGCGATTTCGTCACGGGAATGCCCCCGCACGTCCACGCCATCCATTCGCAGGCACTCTTGGGCGATGTCAAACAGGGACGCATGCCGGAATTGCGCCCAGTCTTTCGAGCGTTCCGCTTCCGGAAAAATGCGGTCAACAGTCGCTTTTCGGCGTTCGTTGCTGCCGTAGTCGCCTGTCGGATCGCAACTGTTGACGCAACGCATTAGCAGTGCTGTGCGAACGGCGGATTCATGTTTGTCACGCTGCGATGCCCCAAAGGTGATCGGAGCCAAATGGTCAACCTGCTGCTGTTGTGCGGCTCGTTGATCGACAATGGCCGATCGCACGGCGGCAAGATCGGCCATGCCGTAAAACCGCTGGCGTTGGCTGGCGTCAATGTCCAGCCCCGCCACTTCCAGCAAGCCATCGACTTCCGAGCGGAATTGCTGCTGTTGTGCGGCTCGTGCTGCTTCCGCTTTGCTGACGGCATCGCTGATCATTTGCCGAATGGAATCGGCAGTCAGTGCCCCGTCAGCAGACGCTCCGTCACCGCCGATGGCTCGCTGTTGACCTTCGCCCGTTGCCGCTGGCTGTGGTGCCAGTGCTCCGGGATTGTCGACCAGCCAGCGTTGTGCCTGATCGTCGTCGTGCTCGGCTGGCATACCCGCTGCAACGAGTAGTTTCCTCAACTCTTCATTCATCTCAAAACTCCCGTGAAAATCGGGTAATACCGACGGATCGAAGCCACGCAGCTTCGCTTGCTCATCTGCCCCTATCGGTGTCAAACTGACCTCCAACAAT